CACGGCAATTTCTGACCCACCCCATCGTGGGCCCATCTCGTACCATTTAGGGGTGAACTGGGACGAAATCCGAGATGCGGTGACGGCCTACGTGGACGATGTCGAGGCCGGGCGAACAATCGCGGGCCGATGGATATACGCGGCGTGCCGTCGTTTCCGAACGGATATGCAGCGGACCGATATCTTCATGGACTGGAACGAGGTGGCCGCGCTGCAGGCCCATTTCAACGGCCTCACCCTCGTCGGCGATGACAGCGGCAAGGCGTTCAGCCTTCGCCCGTGGCAGCTGTGGGTGATGGCCAACCTATGGGGCTGGCGGTGGCGCGCCGATGGACGGCGCCGCATCAAGATCGGGATCCTGCAGGTCGCGCGCGGCAACGGCAAAACCACGCTTGCGGCGGGCCTCGCGCTGTATGACATGCTGTCGGGCACCGGGCGGCGGGTGCACTGCATCGCCAACAACGAGGAACAGGCCGCCATCTGCCTCGACACTGCCCGAACGATGCTGCGGCGACAACAGCGCGAGGGGGTGCGCGTTCTGTGGGACCGCATTGAGATCCCCGCGAACGACTGCGAGATGACGGGACTGCCCGCGCAGGAACGCGCGCTTGACGGCCTCAACCCTTCGTTCTGGATCGCGGACGAGGCCGCGGAATTCAAGGGAAGGTTCCTCACCAAGCTCCTCACGACGGGCAGCAAGCGGAAGGAGTCGCTGGGCCTCATCATCACCACGCCGGGAAGCAACCCGGAGAACATCTACGGCGAGATGGTCGGCAACGCCGAGGACATCCTCAAGGGTGAGGTGGAGGATGACACGGTTTTTGCCGCGCTGTACGGCATCGACCCAGCCGACACCCCGGATGATGAGGCCGCGTGGCCGAAGGCAAACCCCGGCATGGAGTTCGACCAGCCCGACCGCGTGAGCGTCCGGCGCAGCTGGAACACGATGAAGCGAAGCCCGATGGGGCGAAGCGAATTCATCCGATACCACTGCGCGCGAACCGACGAGAACACGGGCGGCTGGTTGGACATGGAGATATGGCCGGGGAAGGAGAACCCCGATATGGACGCTCTTCGAGGCCGCCCGGCGTGGCTGGGCCTCGACCTGTCGAAGAGTCTCGACATGACGGCGCTCATGCTGGCGGTCCCCCTGGACGATGGACGCGTGGCGCTGAAGGGCCACTACTGGTGGCCGTCCGACAACGTGCGGCAGCGCGAACTCGACTACCGCATGCCCGTGCGCACCTCACGCCGGGCCGAGAGATCGACTACGAGAGCGTCCGGGTGAAGATCTACGAGCTGCGGGAGCAGTACGATCTTCGCGCCGTGGGTTACGACTCGTGGGGATCGAAGTATTTGGTGGAGTGCCTCGAAGCTGACGGCGTTCCCATGACGGCATATAGGATGGGTATCAGCACGTTCGCACCCGGCTGCCAGCTCTTCCAGAACCTATGGGCGGGCGGGAAACTAATCATCGGTGACGATCCCATCCTGCGCCGCTCGTGCGCCGAGGCGCGGGCCCAGCAGGACCGAAACGGCAACGTCCGACCCGTCAAGAGTCGGGAAAATTGCATCATTGATCCGCTGGTCAGCGCCATCATCGCCGTTCACTGCTGGGGCGGGAAACGGGCCAGCTGCTACGAACTGGAGTGATAATCAGGTTTAGAAGCGGACCTAACTTGCGCACGGGGTGAAACTAACCCCGTGCTCCGCGACCTGTTCAAGCGCCTCTTCGTCGGACCCTACAGCGCCACGCTGCTGTCGGAGGGCGGCGGCCCGCTGCCGTTCATCGGCCCAAGCAACGCGATCCGGTATACGCCCGTGTACCGCGCCGTCACGCTGATCGCGAACGATGTCGCGCGCATCGATGTCGAGGTCAGCGCCAGTGGTGCGGATTCGCTCCTGCGCAGCCCGTCGCGCTACATGTCGGCGTTCGAGTTCCGCCGCGCGATGACGATGCAGCTCCTGCTGTGGGGCAACTCGTTCGCGGCCATCAACCGGACGCGCGGCGGCGAACTGCTGGAGCTGATCCTGCTCGAGCCGGACAGCGTCAGCCTCGACATCAACAGCGGCGTGCCGATATACAAGACGCGGCAGTACGGCGATCTCACGGCTGATCAGGTGTTCCACCTGCGCGCGCCGAGCGCGAATGGTCTGTGGGGCGAGTCGCCCGTGTCGCTGTGCAAGACCAGCATCCAGCTGCTTGCCGCGCAGGAGGACATGGCGCTCAAGGCCTACAGCAACGCGGGCAACCCGAAGATCGCGTTGGTTCACCCCGGGCCCCTGTCACTCGAAGCGCGCCAGCGCATCATGCAGGACTACGAGCAGAAGCACGCGGGCACGGCCAACACCGGCAGGCCGTTGGTGCTGGCCGAGGGCATGCGCATCGAACGCATCTCATCGACCCTTGATGACGCGGGCCTGGAGGCCGCGCGCAGATACAGCGTTGGCGACGTTTCGCGCCTGTTCGGCGTCCCATCCTCGTACCTGTCCGAAGCCGTTGGACCGACGTACGGCACGCTCGAATGGCTTTCGCGCATGTACGTCGATTCGTGCCTGCAGGCGTGGCTGCAGGTCTGGCGCTCCGAAATCCTCACGAAGCTGGCCACGCCGTTCGACAGCGTCGCCTTCGACACCGACGCGCTCGTGAAGCCCGGCATCGCCGAGCAGATGGCCGCTCTGCGCACTGGCGTCGAAGGTGGGTTCATCACGCGAAACGAGGCGCGCGACATGCTCGACATGGAACCGCTCGAAGGTCTCGACGACCCAATCGTGGCCCTCAACATGGGCACGGGCGGCGGAACGTCCAACCTTGGGAGCGACACCAGCGCAGAGGAGGGAAGCCCAAATGATTTCTAGGCGTTCGATCGAAGCCACCGAGCAGCAGGTGACTGGCCGCACCCTCGCGGGCTATGCCGCCGTCTACGGGCAGGACTCGCGCGAGATCGTGGAGAACGGGCGCAGGTTCACCGAGCGAATCGCGCCGGGCGCGTTCAACGAGACCATCGGCAGCGGCGGCGACGTCAAGCTGTTTGTGAATCACCGCACCGACGAGATCCCGCTGGCGCGGACCCGCGCCGGAACCCTCACGCTGAAGTCGGACCGCAACGGCCTCGCGTTCACCGCGGACCTGCCCGACACCGTGCGCGGCGAGGAGCTGCGCGTGGCACTCGAACGCGGCGACCTGTCCGGCGAGATGTCCTTCGGCTTTTTCGTGGTCGAGGACTCTTGGAACAAGGACAGGACGCAGCGCCTCGTGAAGCGCGCGCAGCTTGTCGAGATCAGCGCCGTTACCGACGCGGCCTACCCCCAGACCAGTTCGAGCCTGCGGAGTGTGTCCGCGGCCTACTCCGATGCCGCGAATCTGCGGCTCGCACTTCATTTCAGAAGGATGGCAGACCATGGATGAGAACAACGAGCTGCACGAGATGCAGCGCCTGACGCACCAGTACCGCAACAGCCTCGCCGCCTACGAGGCGCGCACCGGGCGCGCGGGCCAGCATGTCGACTTCAAGGGCAGCGGCGAGGACAAGCAGCTCTTCGCGCGCATGGACGCCGACCTCACCGCCATCGAACTGCGCGCGCAGCTCAAGGCCACCGAGGAGCGCCTTGCGAAGCTGGAGTCGCAGCCGACCCTTGAGTCTCGCGCCACCATCGCGCGCGGCGATGCGAACGACCCCGATAGCGCGGCCTACGCGGCGCGCTGGCTGAAGGCCGTCGTGACGGGCAACCAGAACGAGATTCGCGCGCTGTCGCTTGGCAGCACCAACGCCGGAATCCCGACCGACATGGAACGCCGCATCGTGCAGAAGCTGCAGGATGCGAACGTCATGCGGCAGATCTCCGTGGTGACGCAGATCGACTCGAAGCGGACCATCCCCGTGGAGAACGCGCTGCCGACCACCGCGCTGATCGGCGAAGCCTTGTCCATCACTGCGAGTGATCCGACGTTCAACACCGCGATCTCCGTCGTGCCCTACAAGTACGCCACCCGCGTCCTCATGTCGCAGGAGTTCATTGAGGACGCCATCGGCAACGGCGGCCCCGGAAGCGCGCTCGACTACGTCGCGCAGAAGTGCGCGCTGTCCATCGCGCTGGCGCAGGAGTCGGCCTACACCGTCGGCACCGGCAGCAGCCAGCCGCAGGGAATCACCGCTTCGTCCGGCGGCATCGCGCAGGGTGTCGACCTGGGCTCTGGCGCGGCGCTCACCACCGTGACCGCTGACAACCTCATCGACGCGGCCTACACCGTGAAGCCCGTCTACCGGAACAGCCCGCGCTACCGCTGGCTGATCAGCGACACCTTCCTCCGCACTGTC